GTGGAATGGGAGGCGAAGTCCCGACTACAGGAGAGGAGACCCTAACAGAGACCCCACCTGAAGCGGCAGCAGAGGCAACAGGAACGGAAGTCGCCGGCGCACCCGCACCCGCTCCTGAAACTACACCTGTTGCTCCTGCCTAAACAATAAATAAGCGTAGAGGAGATTAACAGATGTCTAAACAAGTTTTAATGGAGACGGTTTCCGAAATCAAGCCCCTTGTGGACAAGAAAACCAACGCAGTCAAGTTCGAGGGAATCTTTGGATTAGCGGGAAAGAAGAATCTTAACGGTAGACTCTACCCGATGACCGTAATGGAAAAAGCCGTTAAAGATTACAATGATAATTTTATCACCAAGCGTCGTGCTTTAGGCGAACTTGACCATCCTGAAGATGCATCTGTTAATCTCCGAAACGCAGCCTTCATTATTGAAGAACCTTTAAAGATTAAGGAAAATGGGGAGGTTTACGGCAAGGCAAGAATTCTCGAAAGCACCCCAATGGGAAAAATCGCAGCTGACCTGATGCGGGAAGGTGTAGTCATCGGTCTTTCATCAAGGGGACTTGGTGAAATTGCAGAGAAGGAAATCATGAACGAAGAGACAGGAGAGAAGGAAATGGTTAACGAAGTTTCCGACTTTTCTATCGCAAGTTTTGACCTTGTATCCGAACCCTCAATCGGAATGTTCGTGAGTCAATCCAAACAGGAAGAAAAGATTGTCAGACCTGAAGAGAAAAAAATTCAGGAGAAAAAAAATCTGAATTCGGGAGATTTGGTCTCGCTATCAGAAATTTTATTCGAGGAATAATGCCCCACTTATCCCAACACATTCTTGTTGACTTCTACGGCTGTGATGTTGACAGAACCGTAGACGAAAAGTACATTGAGAAAGTGTTGATAGAGGCTAGCAAAGTAGCGGGAACAGAAGTCATTACTTCCCTTTTTCACAAATTCGTAAATCGGGGAGTAGATGGAGTTCTGATTACTGCCGACAGTTATTACGGTATTCGTACTTGGGCCAAAGAAGGTTATGTCAGTCTTGATTTTTATTCCACAAACGAGAAAGTAGAATCTAAAAAGGCCGTAGAATATTTGTTACGAAAGTTTGGAGCAACGAAATACTCTGCTTCCGAGATAAAGCGGGGAGACAAACTAGAATTAGGAGGACAATAATATGGGTTTACAGAGTAATCATAATGACCAAAACGTAGGTGCTGGCGGCGGCGGAAGTACATCTAAAGATATAGGAAACGCAAATCCTCCTACACAATGGTCTTCAACAGTTTCCCAAGTAAATCAAAAATATGAGGCAGATGCACAAAAAAGAGGGACAACAAAACAAAATAGTAAAAGAAATAAAATAATAACTCCTGCTCCTTGGAATAACATAGATGCGGCATCTAGAAATAATTCCCCTAAAGCAACAGCAGATATTGGGAATAGCAATCCTGCAAATAGAGTAACCAATTCTCCTTCTTCTAAAAACACAACTGTCCAAGTTAGGACTTCGGGCGGAGACCTAGCATTAAGGGCAAGAGCAGCCCGTCCTAGCAGTGGTCGTGGTGTTTCTCGTAGTGCTTCAGGAAGTGGATTTATTAACAGGAGATAACCATGCCCCTAACCAAAAAAGGAAAGAAAATAATGAAAGCCATGAAGAAGGAATATGGCAAGAAAAAAGGGGAAGAAGTTTTTTATGCATCTGCTAATAAAGGCAAGATTAAAAATGTTCATGAGGAGTTGAAAAAAGAAGATATTGAGAAGTTCGCAACCGAAGAGGAAAAGGAATTCTTAAAAGAGAAGGATTATAAAAAAATTCTCAAGCGTGGAATGCGAAGAAAGGCTAGACAATTTAAATTAGGGGATATTTATATGAACAGTAAAACAGATGAAGATTTTTCTCAAAAAGTTAAAGGAAAATACACTCCTAGTGAAATAAAAAAATTCATGACCCAAGAGGATATCGACCAATATGCAACGGAAGATGAGAAGGAATTCTTAAAGGAAAATAATATTAGTGGACATAATTATGAAGGATTTCCTTCTAAACCCGCTTATTTTTCAACTTTGACCGACATGGTCAGAGAAGACCCCGAAAACGCACACATAGTATTACATCGAGTATGGCTTGATGGATTCAAAGAGGGAATGCAAAATAAAGAAAATGAAATTAAATATGGAGCCGTAATTCCAAAGTATGAAATAGGAAATATACCATTATCTAATAAAGAGTTGACTGATTGGGATAGTATACATGATATAAAAAAGGGAAAAGAAAAATGGAAAAAAGAACAAGAGGGGTTTGTAAAAAAAGGAATGATTAAGAAAAATGGAATTTGGGGTTATCCTAAAAAGGATTAATTTAGATATTATGTTATTTTTTATCTTTAAAATGTCAAAAATCATAAATAATGAGTGAGGAGCAAACTATGAAGAAAAAGCCAGCCGAAAAGGTTGAAAAAATAAAATCTCTGTTTGAAAAAGCGGGGATTGATATTGACGATGACCAAGTAGCGTCTTTTGTTACTGCGTTTGAGCTTCAAAAGAAGGAAGCCATCGAAGAGGCAGTAAAACCCGTTCAGGCTAAATTGGACGAGTACACAAAACGCAACTACACTTTGGCTGGTGCATTGGAAGAGTCAAAACAATTCAAGGATAATTTTGAGAAGGCCATTGAAAATAAAATCAAGCAAATCGAAGCCATCAAAATTCCTGATGTTCCTAAGATTGAGGAATCACTCAACAAATTGATGAAAGAAAAAATGGATTTGCTTGAAAAGAAAATTATCAAGTTGGATGAAGCGGCAAACAAAATCAACGAGAAAATCCTTCCGTTGAAATTGGACGAAGACATCAAGAAAATCAATAGTGTCGGCAATGTATTTGCCAACTACAAAGATTTATTGGCAAAGGCCTTAGTGGAATTAGAATCCTCAGAAGTCAAAACTCTGAAGGAAAAAATTGCCGTGGCTGAGAAAAAAACAGCAGAGGCAGAAAAGAAAATTGTCAAATTAGAGGAACAAATCCATCAAGAAAGGGCAAATACCGAAATCACCCTTCTGCTTGAGAACTCTAATCTAGACAAAGAAGAAAAAGAACATCTCTACAAATATTATGAAAAAGCAGGACACGAAGAAGGAAAAAATGAGATTCAGAAATTTATAACTATAAAGGAATCTAAAGAAAAAGAGAAACCCGTACAACGCTCCTTTGTCCGAGAAAATGTCGGCAGCGGTGTTAAACCCATGAATGATATCGGGGTACTACAAAAGAAGAGGCTACTGGGCGAATCATCCTCGTTCGCTCGTGATTTAGACGAATGGGCCGATTTAGCAGGAATCGAGGAATCCGAACAAGTCTAAAAGGAGGCTAAAAGTATGTACGGAACAGGTGAAATGAAGTTGAAGAGACTTCGCGAGAAGTGGTCGCGTCTTCTGAAAGGAATCAAGAGTGACGAGACCCGTGACATGACCGCAATCGTTCTTGAGAACCAAGAAAGCGAAATGCGGAATGTCCTAAGAGAATCTACCACATCAGGTTATGGCTTCGGGCCAGCCGTGTCAAGTGGTGATATCGACAAATTCCCAAAATTAATGATTCCTATGGTTCGCCGTATTATGCCGCAGTTGATTGCAAATGAAATCTTCGGCGTACAGGCAATGGAAGGTCCAGTTGGTATGGCATTCACCCTTCGTTGGGTTTATGACACAACTAAGTCTTGGACTGACCCAATCACGGGCCGTGTTTATACCACAACTGCGGAAGACCAGGCTTACATCCCTGGGTCTACCAATCTGAACCCGATGTATTCAGGCGACAATGTTAACGGAACCTATGGAGATTCCACAGACACAGCAAACGCAAACACAGGCGGCTTCGGCTACAGAAATGACCGTGGTGAAATTCTTTCGGACATTCAGACAGCACCAGGTGCAAACTACGGTTTAGTTCCTGATGGCACAAATGACCAATATCCATACTCTGAAGGTTCATTGAAGATTGTCAACAGACTTATTGAGGCACGTACTCGTAAGTTGAAGGCAAATTGGTCGCAGGAAGCAGTTGACGACATCAAGAAGGTTCACTCGTTGAATCTTGAGCAGGAAATTGTTGACTTCCTTTCGTATCAGATTCAGGCAGAAATTGACCGTGAGTTGATTCTTGCCGCTTACAATCTTGGTACAACCAACGGTTTGTTCACATGGGACATCGCAAGCACAGACGGTCGTTGGCAGGAAGAAAAGTACAAAACTCTGTATCACGCAATTATCAAAGCATTGAACTACATCGGTCACCAGACTCGTAGAGGTCGTGCAAATTGGATGGTTGTGTCTTCTGAGGTTGCTTCAATTCTTTCGGCAATCAAAGCGTTTGATTACAGCGCAGTTCAGCCAATCGAAGGCTTCGAGCCTTACGAGGGTGGTGAAGGCGTTGTATACCTAGGCACAATCGAAAGCGGTAAAGTCAAAGTGTATCTCGATTTGTATTGGGAAGCACCCGCAAATAACGTGGACAAAGAAATCGGCTACATCTTGATGGGATACAAAGGTAAGAAGAGTTTCGATAGCGGAATTCTCTATTGCCCATACATTCCTGTTATGATGATGAAGACTATTAGCCCACACGACTTCCATCCATTACTCTCATTGGGTAGCCGTTACGCAGTCGTAACTCAACT